ACAATCGACTAATAACTAATACTGGGGGCTTCGGCCCCCTTTTACAAGGAATAATTATGCCAGATAAACCCTTTTCAATGGGATTTGTTTTGAAAGAGACTTTTAAGCACATGCAAAAGTCAGTAGATATTTCTACTCAAAAGACTATTGCTAGGCTTCAAGAGTTCAAAGGCGACTCTGTTAAAATTGCAGAAATCATGACCACTCTTTCAAATCTTAATCGACTCAGTCGTCTACTAGATGATATTGAGCAAAATAACATAAATCTATTCGGAGATAACGATAAATGAAGCACCTTCTAGGTAAAGCAAAATCAACTAAAGTTCCTTTTCTAGGTTCTGAGGTAGAAGTAAACAAGCTAACAGTAGCTCAAGTTAAACAATTCCAAGCAGAGCTTAACGCTGTAAAAGATGTTGTAGATGAAGACTCAGGTCTTAAAATTCAGCGTACTATTGTTCGTATGGGTGTTGTAGGCGCTGCAGATCTTACAGACGAAGAGCTAGATAGTTTCCCTCTAGTAGAACTGACTGCTTTGACTCAGAAAATTCTTGAGTTGGCAGGTGTTGCTGGAGCTTCGACTGAGGGAAACGCCTCTCCGAAGAAGACCTAAACTATTATGAGTTGGCCTACTTGCTAGGTTTAACTCTAGGTGAACTAATGGATCTACCTTTTGATGAGCTTCAAGGCTGGATGGAATATTTCCGTAGACGTCCTGTTGGATGGAGAGCGGATAACAGAGCAGCTATTATAGCTATGTCCTCCCTAGGGGGTGGCAAGCTAAAGCCAGAAGACTTGTTTGAATCTCTTAGAGTTATAAAAGATGAAGCTAAAAAGAGTGAAGAACAAGGTGTTGGTAATAAAGTTGCTCAAAAGTTCTTAGAAAAATTTGGCAACAAGCTTTCAGAGAAGGTTCCATTTTTAGATGCTAAAACTTAAAGTTAATTTAGGTAATTTAAAAAGTTCAATATTAGCTGAGTCAGACTCGGCGCTCTCAAAAGAATTAGTAGCTATAGCAAACGCAGCCTTAGATGAGCTTATTGAAGCGACACCTATAGATACTGGTAGAGCTAGGCGCGGTTGGTCAGTTAGATTTTCAGGTGACAAGGCTATATTAGAAAATGATGTAGCTTATGTTAAACTGCTTAATCAAGGTACCTCACAACAAGCCCCTGCTTATTTTATTGAATCAATTGTTTTAAAGTACGGTAAACCGTCAGGATCTGTAGTTACTTACACATGATAAGAAAAGCCTTATGGAGTCTATCCGTAGGGCTTTTTTATTAAAGGAGATAATAATGACTGTCGTAGTAGACATTCAAGGCAATTCCAAGCCGATCGAGAGCTCTATTTCTGCTATAGCTAGGAGATTTAGAGGCCTTGAACAAGTAGCTGCAAAAACAGGGTCTACCGCTAGCTTTGTAGCAAAACCAGTTGTAAATACAGCTTCTGCCATAAAAGAGCTACAACTACTGAATAAAACAGCAGCAGGTGTGGCCGCATCTATAGACGGTGTAAAGAATAGCTTAATTGCGGCCTTTGCAGTAGGCTCTGCAGCTCTAGGCGTTGCTGCGCTTAATACTCAATTAAATAGCTTACTAGATACTTCTACTAATCTAAATAATAGCCTTAGGCAAGTTACAGAATCTTCTGAAGATTTCTATAGAATTCAGGCAAAGCTACAAGGACTAGCTAGAAATAGTGGCGGTACTCTAGAAGCAACAACTGGGTTATACAGCAAACTAAGTAAAGCGTTAGCTAGAACTGGCAAATCTGAGGACGATATTCTTAGATTCTCAGAAACTCTAACTAAAGCTGCAGCCTCTTCTGGTAGCAGCGCAGAAACAATTGCAGCCTCTATGTATCAGCTGCAACAAGGTATTTCTTCAGGTGTTCTTCGTGGTGAAGAACTAAACTCTGTCTATGAAGGTATCCGCCCCGTAGCTAAGATCTTTGAAGACTTCTTAGGAGTGACTTCTGGAGAGCTAAGAGAGCTAGCAGCAGATGGTAAATTAACAACTGACGTAATTGTAAAAGCACTAGAATCAGGTTTTTATGATGTAGAAGAAAACTTCTTAAAGACTAGCAGAACTATTGCTTCAGCTAAACAAGTTGCTATTGATGCTGTTACTGTTAAAGCAGGTGAAATAGATCAGCTGTTTGGGATTAGCCAGCGTAAGATTGCTACCTACTTAAAGATTGCAGATCTTGTTAATAGCATTGTAGTTAGCAAAAATATACCTAATCTAGCTGATTTAAATAAGAAAGGAGCTGGAGGGGGCGCTCAACAGACACAGCAGACACAGCAACAATTAACTGTGCTAGAAAGACTTAATAACGCACTACAGAATCTATCTGTAACAGCAGAGTACACTGGTGTAGTTCTTGTTGGTACTTTTAAAGTGCTGGGTGCTGTATTCAGCAGATTAGCAGACTATCTGCCAGATGTAGAGCTTGCATCTAGAACCTTAGGTAGCAGGCTAGTCAGAGGCGCTAAAACAGCTATTGCTTCTTCTGCTCAAAGTATCCTTAGGACTTATAGAGAAACCTTTCTAAACATATTTCAATTTACTGGCTACGGTCTACAGGAAGCAGTGAATGACCTTTTCACAGCAGATACCCCAGATGAGTTAGCACAAGCTTTTGAAGATTTAGCTGCTAAAATTAGTAGCTATGGCAAGAACTGGTTTAACGTCTATAGAAATATTAGCACATACTTTCTAGGAATACAATATAGTATACAAGATACTCTTAGAGGTTTAGGCTTACTAGACCAACAACTGCTTATTATAAGAAAAAGAACTACTGATTCCTTCAAAACAATAGCAACTGCTGCTAGAGAGATCTTTGTAGGTTTTAGTAAAGATTTGCTAAACACACAGCTCATTATTGATATCTATAACTTTATTGGCGTTACTTTAGATAGAATCAGCCTTATAACTGGTATTATTTCTAGGGATCTAAGCAATCTATTTAATGGAGTTGCTTCAGCGGCTAGCAATAAGATTTCTGCATTAATAGCTCCTTTTGAAAAGCTAGGTGCTTCTATCTCTAAAGCAATAAACTTTAAAGACTCTAATAGTGAATTTCTGCAGGATATGACTACTCTGTTTAATTCACTATACTCTGTTGCAGTGGCAGGCTTGACTAAGATCTCTAATATATTCTCTAGATTCTTTAGCTTTATAAAAGCTGGTTTCCTAGATATGTACATTGATGTTGTTGGGAATTCTACTTGGCCAGATCTGTTAGATGGTCTAGTTGCTTATACAGATAAAGTACTGCCAGTAATAGTAAACAAATTCAATGATTTTTATAGCAAAATAAAGTCTGTATTCAAAGAAATAGACTTTGGTGAGATTAAGGTAAACTTTGATGGTGGTATAGACTTTGCAGGACTAAGAGACTCAATCGGTCTGATTGTAGAGCAACTTATAACTTCTATTAGAGATAAGTTCCCACTAGTAGCCTCCTATATTTCAGCAGCTATTGCTGCAGGTCTCGCTGTTCTATTTGATCCAGCCCTATACTCTAAAGTAAGTGCTTTCCTAAAGCTTAGCTTAGCAGGCGCGGCTGGTGAATTCGTGCTAGATCTTTTAGGCGGGCTAGGCACGCTAGAGCAAATAGCAGAAGACATCGGTACAGTTCTAGGAAACTCAGCCGGTGCTTTTGTAGCTCTAATTGCTAGGAATGCTACAGCTATTGTAGACTCTCTCGTTACTCTTGCTATAGCTTTTGGCAATGCTTTCTTAGATCAACTAGGGATTATAGGTTCAGCTATAAAAACACTTAGTAAAGTAACTGGTACAAATGGCCTTTTAAGCGCTCTTATTTTTGGTGCTGGAGTTCCACTACTTCTTGGCAACTTTAAGCAAATTCTAACAGTTCTCAATGTAATGCTAACCGCATTCTCTGGTAAATCTTTTGGAGGTATTGGCCAAAAGAAAGGCAAGCAAGATGGTCTTCTAGGCAGCTTATTACTAGGTGATGGTAGAACTGTAATTGCAGGAATACTAGCAGTATACGCTGCTCTTGACTTAATACCTAACTTACTGTCAGGTGACTTTAACAGCATAATTACTCAAGGCGGTCTGCTGGCTCTACTAATTCTAGGCCCTTCAGGCACTTTGGCTTTGCTAAAGAGTACAATAACCTTTGTACTAACTCAATTAGGTAGCTTAGGTGTAGCAACAAACCTGCTAAAATCAGGTGGTGGTGTATTTGGTGGTCTAATCGATTCAGCTAAAAAGGCAGTTCCTCTAATAAAGGATATCTTTACTGATGTAAATAGCCTAAGAAAAGTTGGACAAAAAGACAAAGATGGTAATCTAGTAATTGATAAAAGCTTAGGCAACATTATAAGCTCTATTAAAGAAAAGCTAGTCTCGCTAGGTGGGGTACTTTCCACAGCGCTAGGTACTGCTTTCTCAGGAGTGTTTAGTGGGCTAGGAGGTAAACTAAATGCTTATCTAGCTCCTTTATTTGCCTCAGCTCTAGGATTAATTAAAGGCTTTGCAGCTAGAGCAACACAGATTGCTGTATCCGCAGGAGGTTTATTAGGTGCTGTCGGCAAAACCTTATTTGGTAAGCTAGGTATTGGTGCTCTAATAGCGGCTATTACTGCTGTTTTTGCCTCTGCAGCTAGCGCCGGTGAGGCCGGAGGCTCTGTTCTAGGCAGCCTTGGCGTATATGACTATGGTCTTATTGGCCTAATGCTATTTGGTCCTTTAGGTGCCTCCGCTATTAAAGCAGTAGCATCTAAGCTAGTAGGAACATTGCTCAAAGACACTCTAGCTGCGGCTAGCGTATCCGCTGCGCTAGAGGGTACTTTAGTTACCACTGTAGGTGGTGCTGTAAAAGCTGCTTTAGCAAGACTGGCGGCTGGAGTGGTTGCATTTATAGCAGGTATACCTGGGCTTGTAGCAGCTGCTGTTGCAGCAGTGGTTGCAGGACTAGGCTATTTAGTTTATAAAGCCTATGATTGGTTTACAACTACTAAAGCTGAGCAAGAAGCTAGAAAGAGAATACAAGAGCTAAAAGCATTAGCTGAGAAGACTAATGAGGAACTAAACGCTGTATTTGAAAAAGATAATGTAGAGTCTATTTTCAAAGAAGCTAAGATAAAGTTAGATATTAATGCCTTCCTAGACACAACTATACTAGAAGGTTCTTCTGAAGAAGTAATCAAAGATGTAGCTGAGAATACTAAGAATCTATCTGACGCTATTGATAACGCAAATGAAGTATTAAAATCAGAAGGACAGCTAACAAGATCAGCTATTCTCAATGTAAGAGATGCTGTTAAAGACTTAGAAAGATCTACTGAAGGCGCTAACCTAGATAATTATAGGAAGCAAGCAGATACTCTAAGAACTAGCATAATAGATAGCCTAAAATTAAGAAATGAAGTACCGCAGCAAGCAATTACTAACGCTGAAGCTGGATTTACTGGTAATTTACTTAATTTAGATACTACTGCTTACACCAAAGAGACTAGAATACTTCTAGGCTTACTTAAAGATGTAGAAACTCAACTGCCTCTATCTACTGCGGATCCTGCATCTGCTGTAGAGTACTTTAGAACTGTAGAAGAACTAGCCAACAAAATAAACATCAGAGCTTCAGCTAATGGTGGATTGTTAGGTTACTTATTTCCTCAGGATCTGACTGCTATCGATGGTGAGATTGAAGGTCTTATAGTAAAAGTCAACGTACTAAGAGAAAATGCTGAAAAAGGGATCACTATTGAGCTTAGAGGCGAGGCCTTTGAAAGAAGGCTTAGGAAGATAGCAGATGACGCAGAAGCGCTTCAGCTATCTGGCCTAAAAGTAGATGACCTTATAAACCAGCCAGAAGAGGTTTTGGTTGGTTTAGAAGCTGCTATTGAAAGGTTTAAGAGTAAGTATGGCGTAGGTTTAGACAAGGTGCTAGATACCGAAGGTCTAGACAGACAAATAAAAGCTCCTAGCCTAGAGTTTGCAGTTGATAGGCAAGGGCTAATAACTGAGGTAAACTCAGCCTTAAACTTAGTGCAGGAAGAGGTAAGAAAAAGAGGCATTTCTCCTCTAGACACCTTTAATTCTGGTTTGAAAGATGCAGGGGTAGATATTCAAGTAGACTATTTACCTAGCCAAAAGAGCTTTGAAGAGGCTAATAGACTTATTGAAACTATAAAGTCTAAAATGAAGGAGTTAAATAATCTTACTCCTGCTAATAGCTTCAAAGGTCCAGAGATACTAAGAGAAATAGACGCTGCGCAAAAAGCTTTGTTTGATAACCTAGCAACAACTGAGCAAAAGATAGAAGCTATGCTATCAATGATTGAGGGTGCACCTTCTCTTGACTCCGTTCTATCTCTCTCACCTGATACTATTAATAAAGCTCTAGCTCTTTCTAGAATTCTAGCAAATATTATGGCTATTCTTCGAGGAGGCGGTCTTTATGCAGATGCAAGCGTAGGTAATGCTTTTACTAAGTTCGCTAAAAAGACTTACAATAAAGCAGTGTCTCTAGGATTAAGAGCTGCAGCCGGGGCTACCAAACTAGCACTAAATGATGTTCTTGGTGCAGGAGGTGATACTGGTGAGGGTAAAAGCAAAGAAGACAAAGGCGGCGGAGGCGGAGGCGGTGGTAAAGAGGCCGCTAAGACTTGGTGGGAGGAATTCCAAGCAGGTCTTAAAGAGCTTGATCTCACCATCGACAGTGATATCCTTGCTGGCCTCCAGCTAGGTACTATTGATAAGCTAACTAATCTTTCTGCTAAGTACAAAACTGCTCAAGATGCTCTAAATAACTCTGCAAAGAATGAAGTAGAGCTTCGACGCAAGTCGCTAGAGTTAATGCAGAAAGCTAGACAAGAAGCTATTGCGGCATTGAATGATGGCACCGTAGGTGGTGCTACTGCTGCTTTAGATAGTGCTGGCGTAAAGCTTGACGAAGGTATGGTTGGCAGACTAAACGCTGCTTCTGTAGCTTATGCTACTCAACTAGCACTTCGTATACAGCAACTAGAGCTAGAGCGTAATACTCTTGCCTTAGGTTCTGCCGCAGCTGTTCAAGCTACTAACGCAATTTCTTCAATGAAGCTTGAACTAGAGGCTATGACTCAATCATCTCAGGTAATGAGAGACGCTTTTAACCAAGGACTACAATCCTTCCTTAAAGGCCAATCTACATTCAAAGAGTTTGTTAATAGCTTACTAGATACCTTTACTAATACTATTATTGAAAAGTTCAGCACTAGCTTTACTGATGCTTTGTTTAATAGCCTCGGCCTTGATAACCTCTTTGCTAAGCTATTTGGCGGTGCTTCAAAGCTAGGTAGCGGTCTTGGTGGTGGTTTAGGT